TTGGCGGTTCAAGCAAGTCACAACACTGCAAAGGAGAAGCAGTGGACATAGAGTGTCCAGGCACAGGCAACTATGATGTGGCAAAGTGGATAGAAGAAAACTGCGAATTCGATCAGTTGATCTTAGAATTTTACACACCAGGCATACCTGACTCTGGTTGGGTACATGTTTCATACAAGTCAGAGGGAAATCGTAAGAGTGTGCTAACAGCAATGAAAGAAAACGGTAAAACTGTTTACAAGCCTGGCCTGATCCAGTAGACATTAAAGGTAAAATCTTATACAATAAGTAGTGCTATGCACAGGAAAATTCTTTTAGATATTGATTATACAAACTTCCTATCACAAGAAAAACCAGAAGGTGCCAGTTGTAGTACGCATCAAGCGGTAGAGCAGGCTGACATTCATCAAAAAAATCCAGGAGGTTTTCCAAAATCTTTTTGTCTAGAGAACACAACGATTCACCAAAGATGGTGGACAAAGGAAGATTGTGATTATGATGAACTGAACAATAAATTAGGCATTGAGACGATTACAGTCAGTACCATTATTCAACCACCTGGTAACTGCGTGCCACTGCATAGAGACACATTCTATAAGATAAAGCAAGAGTATCCAGAAAACAAAAGAGTAATAGTAAGATGTAACATTTTCATGCAAGACTGGAAGACAGGACACTTCGTACAATACGATGACAAAGTGGACACACACTGGAAACAAGGTGACGGCCACATGTGGGACGATAAAGTGTTACACATAGGTGCTAACGCTGGCATGGAGGACAAATATACTTTACAGGTTAGTGGCTTCCTAAAATAATATGCCAACAAGATATACCAATTTGCCGGACAACAAGGAAAAACCGTTTGGTGGAGCATATAGTGTATGGGACGTTGAAACATGTGCCACTAGAGACAAAGCCGTTAAAGAATACATTGAAAATTTAGCATCGCTAGACGATGAAAAAATTAAAAAAGACTTCCTTGGCACATATAAGAATTGGATCTTCTCCACACACCCAAATATAAAGGGATGGCAAGACTATAATGAATTGTGCTTTACACAAGGAACAACTGAATCATTTGCCCAATTCTATTTGCGTTTTAGGGAAAACAAAAGGCTTAGACTAGCAAAGGGAGAATATTTCTATAACCAGATGATGAAAGGACTGTGGTATAAGGAAAATTTCGCTTGGTTAGATGAAGATGAAATACGACAAAATGATGTTGTGTTGATTAGCGTTCCGTTTTCAGACACAGGTGCAGTGCCGAACAATCTTGAAAACCTGTTACAACAGTGTGATGATAACAATGTACCTGTCATGCTTGATCTCGCATACATTAATCTTGCTATAAACCTAGAAGTTGATTTGACGCATCCGTGTATAGAATACGTGGTTTCTTCCCTGTCAAAGGTATTTCCTGTTGAATTGTACAGGATCGGTATCCGTATGCAGAGGAAAAAATTTGAAGATCAGTTGTACGTTATTAATGAGGACAATTACAATTACATTAATGTATTAAGTGCTTTCGTTGGGTATAAACTTATGAAAACCTATACCGCAGACTTTGTGTACAAAAAGTATCGAATTAAACAATTAGAAATGTGTAAAAAATTAGATGTTGATCCATCACCATGTGTGTACTTTGGTATAGATAAAAAAAATCAATATCAAGAGTATAAACGTGGAGGCGACACTGCTCGTTTATGCTTTTCTAGGGTGTGGGACGGAAGGATGTAGATTATGAATATTGATATTTTCGAGAAATGGGACAACTCCACGCTCACGTACGACCTTAAAAGATACAACTTCCCCGCCCTTGTGCTAGAACTGGTACAGGAACTGTACCCAGATGTTCCTAGCCTGGAGCAGATACACAGGTTCGTGCCCGCTGAACAGATCGCCACGATGTGCGTTCACGTGCAAAAAAGTTTTGGTAAAAAAAAATTTATGACTCTATTTGATAGTTTCGCAGAAGAATACCTGGCACCAAAAATAGGTAGTCAAAAATACTTGATCAAAAGACAAGCCACATTAAATTGCGTGATACCCAATCAAGTGAAATCTGCAAGAAGACTGCTTTTCCACCAAGGAATATGGGTCAGCAATGGCAGAGGAATGACCACACAATGGATGCCATTAACAAAAGCATTTGCCACAAACTCTATGTATATTGCAAGTCATAAAGACAGTATAACACTGACGAAAAAAGTGATACGAGAAAAATTAAATCTAGAACAATTTGAAAATGAATGTTTGAAGATTTCTAAACCTGTAGAAAAACAGCCAGGTGAAGTTCATTTGTTTCATCAAGAACACATACATGGCAACGTGAACAACGAAACAGATATCACCCGTTGTGCCATAGATTGGCACATATTATTAGAAGGTGAGGAATACGGCTGGCGTCTACCAGGTGGGTTTTTCAGAGCGCCTGGTGACCACGAACAGGATAAAAGTATTGATACCGGCTTAACATTTATTGCCTACGTGGGAAACAGCACACAATTTGACGATAACATTCCGCAACCTTTCCAAAGGAAAGTGATAGAGGAATATTGTAAATCAAAGAATATCGCCCACAACGGGTACATATATGAAAATCAATATCTGGACTGGTTACCAAGTCTGGAACATATGATTAATGAGCGAGTGAACGGAATAGTTATGTGTTCGATGTACAGCCTGCCTGACGACAAGCAAAGAAGGAGCAAACTTCTAAAACTTGCATTGGAAAACAAGGTGCAGTTACACTTTGCCAACGAATTCTGTAGTTTAAAAAGCAATGATGACTTGAAAAAAATTAATATGTACTTGAACTTCGGATGCAAACAAAAAGGAGATAAATGGTGGGTAGTATAGTATCAAGCCACAATGATTGGGATCCATTAGAAGAAGTTTTTGTTGGGACAGCAAACAATGCCAGAATACCTCCAATTGATAAAAGCACTCATTCTTTCTGCTTTACTACAGAAAAAACTGAAGACATCAAAGATCTTGCCGGACCGATGGATCAAAAAATAATAGATGAGACAAATGAGGATTTAGAAAAATTATCAGACACCCTCAAAGGATTGGGAGTGAAAGTAAGAAGACCGGCCACTCTTGATCATGCCAAATCATTCGAAACACCCGATTGGCAAACAACAGGATATCAAACTTTTTCATGCAGGGACTTGTTGTTACCTTTGGATAATTTGATTATAGACTGTGCTTCTCCTCTAAGAAGTAGATATTTCGAAACCAGAGCCTACAGGGAATTCTTGTATGAAGTGATGGAAAACGGCACAGAATGGATATCTTCACCGAAACCACAACTGTTAGATGAATCTTTCCAAATAGAAAATCTGTCTGAACCCTCGACACGTAACCTAGAAATTGTTTTTGATGCTCCCAACATCGTAAGATTGGGAAATGACCTATTGTATCAAGTGTCAAATTCAGGAAACATGCTTGGAGCAAAATGGCTGAAAAGCATACTTGAACCTCGGGGTTATAGATTGCACATAGCCGAAAAGTTCTATTCATTTGCACATTTTGATAGCACTGTCCTTCCTTTGAGGCCTGGACTTGTGCTTTTCAATGGTGCGAGATTAAACCCAGACTGGTATCCTCCTATATTTGAAAAGTGGGACAAGATCTTCTTTCCTGCTGAAAAAATAGTAGATGTTGGTTGTGCTTTGAGCAATGGTGTTACAACTACGTCACCGTATATTGGACTAAATTTCCTAAGTGTCAACGAGGAATTGGTAATATGTGATAGTAATCAGACACATCTTCGTAAGGAGTTAGACAAGCACGGAATTGAAACTATTGGACTACAAATGCGCCATGCAAGGGCAATGGCGGGCGGATTTCACTGTGTGACGTTAGACACAAAACGTAAAGGTTCTAGGCAGGACTATTTCACGCAATAAATAGGTACATTATGTTTTCAACAATTAAAATGGCCATAGCAGTAATGTTAATAACCGGAATAGCAGGTGCGGGTATGTATGTGATGAAACTCCGTGCGGACAACGCCACGCTGAAGGCAAACCAACTAAAACTTGAAACAGCAGTTGAAGAGCAGAACAAAGTGTTAGAGCAACAGAAAGCAGACTTCGAGGCAATAATGGAAAGCAACAAGAAACTTAATGTGTTAATT